AGCCACATCAATCGATGTGCAAGATATTCTTTGTTATCTATTCCAATTTTTAAATATCCATTAGCCATTAAAGTTCCTGCTTTTTTATCTTTTTTACCTTTTCCACCAGTATTAGATCGCCAAATAAAAATACCTTTTTGAGGGTCAACAGACAAAAGCTCATTAAGTCTTTCTGAAGTAATAAGCTCATGTTTTTTCATTTGTCCTTATCCTTTCGCTGTTGCGCTTCAATCTGCCGCCTTAACTTTTCCACTTTTTCTAATTGCACCTTGGTGTCGTGCTTGGCCTCCAAGATGTCTATATAGAGCATACCTAGCATGGGCAACAACAATGCGACAAGAACAACCGCTGCTATCCATCCCACGATTTCTTCCCCAATTGGCCTACGAACAGAAACCACATCCAAAGGTATAGGAGGAGGATCAAAGTTGCTGCGAGGTACGCTGACTTTGCTTGGAAGTCTCTTTTTGCCTCCTGCCGTTGCCATGCCTTGTACCTCTCTTTAGCCTCTTCCTTTAACCTGGCATTCTCCTGTTCTTCCTTGATGATGTCTCGCATCTCAAAGGTTTTTGAATAAATCGCACCCATCTCGGGTGGGGACTGATAGACCATGGTTTCCCTGATGGTCTTCTCCAGCTCTGCCATCTGATCCAGCGCCATCACTCGCTTGAGTGCCGCCTCCATGAGGTTGGCCTCTGGATCGTAGATGTTCTTGCTCTTCTCTTCTTCTTCCCTGATGTGAGCAGCCAGCTTCTCCTGTAACTTGAAAAACTCGGTGAGCTGTGCAACCACATCAATCATCACCTGAGTCTCATTGACCGCTACATACTTTTCCTTTTTGCGCGTCTGTTGGACAGGCTGTTGGGCATTTGGCTTTGATCCGAATAGCTTTGCCCAGAATCCTTTGACCTCGTTGGCAACACCAATAGCTTCTTCAACAGTGGACTTGACCTCCATGAATGATGACTTGGCCTGCTTGTACAGCTCGCATCCCTCTTTGATTGCGGCAACGCAGGCGTTGGCTGCAAATAGGATGGATATGGGGTCCACATCGTTACAGTCCCAACAGCTTCTTCACAATGTCAGCAGCAACGCCAGGTCCAAACAGAATTGCGGCAATGACGATATAGAGCTGAATCTCTATCTTCTCCATGCGTTTCTTGCCTGACTCTAGCTTGTCCTCAATAGCCTTGTATCTTTGATCGCAAATTGCTTGGTGAATAGCGAATTCTTTCTCTACTTCATTCACTCTGTCACCTCATCTGCTGGCAATGGTGTATTGCCCTCTGCAAGCCATGCTTTGAATTCAGAATAGTCTGCTGTGCAAGTCAGACGGCATTTTCCATCATCATCAATGCGAGCATATATTTGTGGTTCGCCTTGAACAGCGGGTAAGCATTTGTAAATCATAATTCAGCACTCCATCCAAGATATGCAACAGCACTTGTATTCGGTCTAATTGACAATGCTTTTCCAGCGGTAAGCCCAGAAGCAACTGTGCAATTTGTGGATGCGCTATAAGTGGTTGCAACACCAAAAGTAGGGACACTAGAAAACGTCACATTTGTTGCGTCAATACGAATTCTGTAATCTGTCGCAGTGCCAGTTTGTTCTAACGCAGAGGGGGCTGTTCTCATTGATACAGGGAAAAACGAAATTCCAACCGCAGCAGTTGTGCTTTCCGCTTGACCCTGAGCCATATAGACTACTGATGAGCCTTCAGCGGCTATTCGGTAGTAGTACCGCTGACACATTGCCAACTCAGTAGGATAAGACCTGACATCAAAGCTCGTTGCTGTTGAGCCTTTTTCTAGCTGTACGCCTGTGATGTAGAAAGTTGCGCCGCTTGTTCCGACTACTGATGTTGCGCCTGTGGCTGAACGATACAAAGTACTTGACCAAGAACCAGCAGTTCCACTGACTGTAGCGCCAGCGCCTAAAGAAAAATTAACAACCAATGCGCCGCTGTTATCGGTTGGGAAAGTTCCTGTAGTTGGGCCAGCAATAGTTACACTAATTGTTGTCCATGTATTAGCGGAAGAAATTGTGTAGCTAAATGGATAAGAAACATCTCCACTGTAACTATACAACGACCCACCAAATGTTCCTGTTAAAGAACTACGAACCCAAAAAGAAAGCGTTACTGTTTGAGCATTAGCAGTACCCCATCCTAAATCAGCTATATTGTTTCCCTCTAATCTTTGAGATATTTGGAAAAACTCACTTGCTCCTACTGTGTACGCTGAAGATGATGTAGCTATTAATGATTTTACAAATCCAGCAGGAACTGTAGAACTTTGTTGACTAGTAAATTTACTAGTTACATTCCCTACTATTGCAAACCTATCTGTTACATATAAAGTAGCAGTTGTCTGAGTAACACTCGCCCCATCATTCCTTTGGTCAATCACCATTGCACCATTGATGATGCGGTTCTTGAAACCAAAGTTGCTGGACGCATTAAATACGTCTTTGCCATTGACATTGGCCGTGATCTCGCCAGTGCCTTTTGAAATCAACTCAAAGCCAATGTTTGTATCATCTCCTGATGCAGTCAATGTTGGCACGCCACCAGTGGCCGCATTAGCCAAAGTCAACTCATTGACAGCAGAGGCTGTGGCAGTCACTTTCAGCAGCTCATTGCCGTTGGTGTCAATGACATCACCAACCAGCTTCAGCTTCTTGCCTGATCCAATGTTCAAGCCAACTGATGTACCAGTACCAGCACCAGCAAAGACAGCGTCCACGCTATCTAAGTCGGTATTGATCTTCGTACCCCATGTGTCTGTTGACGCGCCAACCTCGGGCTTTGTCAACAATAGGTTGGTCGTCGTGGTATCTGCCATTCTTTAATCCCCTTTACGCGGCCTCTTGCCAAGTGATTGAATTGTCCGACAAATCAGTCCAACTTTCTGATGTGTCTGAAACTGGTGTCCAGCTCTCAGCTGAATTCGCAACTGGCGTCCAACTCTCTGTCGTATCTGACTCAGGCGTCCAAGTCTCTGATGTGTTTGGAATTGCACCCCATCCAAAACCAATCATTATCCCAACAGCGCCAACAGACTCAACGCCAATTATCGCAACCTCAATGGTCAATCCAACAGAGTCAACAGCGCCTGTCCCATCAACTCCTGTGATGTCTTGGAACGATATGACCTCGGCCAATACTGTTCCAACATCACCAGTGGCTGCATTTCCTGTAATTGCTTTGGTGCTGGTGACGCCAACCGATCCAACTGCACCAGTCGCAGAATTACCAACTAAGTCAATTGCAACAGATTGAGTGACGCTGCCAACTGCCAAAGTGGATGAATTTCCATCTTCGGCAATTGATCTTGATGTTGTAATGCTTTCAACAGCACCAGTAGCTGCATTGCCTGATATGGCAATGGAAATGGTGAATCCAACAGTGCCTACATTGCCTGTGGCAATCGTCCCATCTTCTTGGACTGATCTGTCAGTAAGGAGCGTTCCAACAGCGCCAGTCGCCTGATTGCCGCTGATAACGACATTGCCTATGCCGTAGACGCCAAGGCCGTAATAGCCTGTTCCATAAGCAGCCATGCCGCTGCCCCTTGGTTAAGCCAGCCTGATCAGGCCAGTGCTTGCATCATTGACAGGCATTGTCAGCGTGAATGTCCCAGCAGTCACTGTCTGACTGCCAAATGTATGCACGCTGACTGCCTTGTTTGACTGAGTCGAGTTATAGATTAAGACCGCGTCAAAGGCTGTGGATAAGGTCACCGCAGAGTAGCTGATGCTGGCGCTTGGCGTCACAAAGGCTGTAGTGCCACTGGTGCTTGGAGCTGTTCCAAATGTCACTGTGACGCCGCCTGCGGTGTAGCCTGTGCCTGATACCTCGCCTGATGCGTTGTAGGCTGTTGTGGTTGCATCTACAGTGGCAGAGGCCAAGTACAAGGCAGCCTTAAAAGTGTCGGCTGTAGTGGCAGCGCGTACTACGCCAGTGCCAAAGTTATGGTGGCCGACCAGCAACTCGCCTTTGAAGCTGGTGCACATGGCTTGTGTATTAGCGATGATAGTTCCCCTTAAATTTGTTGACTGATGCCATCAGCAAAAACGCCACGCTTGAGCGCCATGTGGACAGATCGATGCACCATTTCACCATCAAGCCAATACTCTACCCAACTCGTTGTCTCGGTATCGTTCTCAATAGACCCCTCACGCTTCTCAAGCAATGAGTCATCCATCTCGCCTTTGGTGGTGTTAACTATCATCCAAATGTCCTTGCCCTTGCCAAAATCGCGCCGCCTGATGTAGAACCCCGATCATCTGCAATCTGCAATTGATCCAGTCCTGCCTGATACAGCGATGACCACACAGGTATTCTCGCATCGTCTTGCAAGTATGGCGCAGCCTGTAAAAGTGAACCATACAAATACACATCAGGCGCTTGAGTCAGCAGCCAGTTGGTGGTGTTCGTATTTGATAACTTAGCCAACTTTGCATAGTAGACCAGCTCGGCGGTGTACTCACCATCAGGAATTGGCAACAGTCTAAATTGACTTCCAACCACGCTGAAATACAAGGGCTTTCCGCTGGACAAATAAGTCGTATTCGACAAAGAATCCATTGCGTCAATGGTTTGGAATGTCAGGTTGGTAACTGGATTGGTATTGATCTTGATGGCTTTGACTTCTAGGAAGTCATCAGGCACTGTGCCGTACTCAGCAGCAGCCGCAAATGTCGCATTGGCACGCACAATCATTTGGCGTGTACGCAACTGGCGCTCAATCTGAGCCTCTGCCAAGCTGAC